CCGGCAAGCAGTGCGCGGATGATACCGACCGCTTCGCTGTCGTCGTCCTTCACTGCGGTATGAAGCGTTATCCCCCGGGCCACGCCACGCTTTATCGTGATGACGCCTTTTTTCTCCAGTGCGCGAAGATGCTCCACCGCTGCATTCACCGAACGGTATCCCAGCATGGTTGCCACCTCCTGATTGGTTGGCGGAAAGCCACGCTCTTGCTGGTAAGAAATCAGCATATCCAGCACCTGCTGCTGGCATTGAGTTAACGTCGTCATGCCGCCATCTCCCTGACAAGTTTTTCTGCCTGCTGGCGAACCTGCGCCAGAAACGCCTCACCACATGCCTCAAGTTCATCGCGCCCGATGTAGCTGATTGCCGGTCCCTTCCAGGTCTTGTCGAAAACAGCAATAGCACCAGCGAAGAAAGCGCCTGTCGGCACCTGCTTCTCATCCTTCGGGATAAACCAGGCAGGCAGTTCAAAACCAATACGCCCGCGAATAAAAGCAATATGGTCCGCATCTTCCGGCCACCACACTTCGCTGGTGGCAGCTTTGATCAGGAAAACATAGCGCCCGCCCTTATCACGCATGGCACTGGCATGTTTCATGATGTAACGCATGCCGGTGATGTATTGCCCCTCATGCTGACTGGCGCGGCTGTATGGGGG